GTGCTGAGGCGGGTAATGCTGGCACAATTACTGCCCGAATTACTAGCTCTAGTGGAACTGTAGTGGCACAGATAGAAGAAAATCTGTCTCAGGCACTCATGTGTATTTATACAGTTCCCGCTGGTTATACAGCTTTCATAATGGCGGGTGACTTTTCTGTACAAAAAGCTAAAGACGCACAGATTTTGTTTATGGTTCGACCATTCGGAAAGCAAAACTTCCGTATTTCCCACATGGCAGAAGTTTTCGAAAGTACTTATAGATACGACTTTCCTATCCCACTACCTCTTCCAGAAAAGACAGACTTAGAAGTTAGAGCAGACAAAGTGGAAACTAACAACACTCGTGTAACATCTAACTTTACTATGGTTTTGGTGAAGAACACAATAGCAGGGGAACCATAATGAAAGTAGGACAGAAAGTATCTTGGAATAGTTCTGGTGGAACTGCTCGTGGAATTATCCGTGAGATTGTGCGTGACGGTAAAGTGTCTGGCATTCCTGTGAAGGTCACTGGCTCTAAAGAAGAACCCGCTGCCCGTATCGAGATTGTCGATGACGAAGGTAAGCCAACAGGTGAAATGGTAGGCCATAAATTGTCCACTCTTCGCAAAGCACAATACGCTAACGACATCTTCACCACTGAGATGGAAGCACGTAGTCGTAGCATTGACATGGGACTTGAAGGTAAGACCCACGTTAGCACCTACGATGGCCAAGCCGTCTACATGCCCGGAGAGAGCCACGAGGAGTACCTTGAGTACTATGGTGGCCCTGACTACGGAGAAGAGGACGAAGGCCCCTCAGCAGACCGTATAGAGGCTCTCAGGGTTATTGTACAAGAGGTACTAAAGACTGAGTTCGCCAAAGCAGAATATCAGGGCGAAAAAGTGTCCCTGAATAAGCCCCGTCGCATCCAAGGTGGCAACAAGAAATTTGAAGTGTTTGTCATGGATGGCGACAAAGTAAAACGAGTGACATTCGGTGATCCTAACATGGAAATCCGTCGTGATGATCCGAAGGCTCGTGCAAACTTCCGCTCCCGCCACTCATGTGACACAGCAAGTGACAAGACATCTGCTCGTTACTGGTCTTGTCGTATGTGGGAAGCAGACACTTCGGTGAGTGAAATGACTAAAGCAAATATTGAAGGTCAAATTCTTAAAGCCGATGATGAGCAACGTATGGTATACGGCTGGGCTTCTGTCATTACTGAAAAAGGTGAGCCTGTGGTTGACCGTCAGGGTGACATGATTGAAGCTGATACGCTTGTCAAGGCAGTTAATGATTTTATGGAGCATGTGCGAGTAGGCAAGGCCATGCACACAGGCGAACAGGTTGGTGTCGTTGTACACTCTCTGCCTGTCACCAAAGAGATTGGTGATGCTCTCGGTATTCAGTCTGATCGTGAGGGTTGGGTTGTCGCATACAAAGTATTCGATGATGCAGTCTGGGATATGGTCAAGTCTGGTGAACTTGCGGCTTTCTCCATTGGGGGCCGTGCTATGAAACAGGAGATTGACTAATGCCTACACTCCTTAAGAACCTCATGCTTGACGAGTTGTCCCTAGTGGATCGTCCTGCCAATGCACAGGCAATGGTCAGCCTCTTCAAGCGTGACGACTCCCAAGAGGATGTTAACAAGATGAATGATGAAATGGAAGCCAAAGTTAAGGCATACATGGAAGAAAAAGGTTGTGGTAAAGAAGAGGCCATGAAGGCTCTTGGCTACGACATGGAAAAGGCTGATGATGCAGGAGCTGATCTGGAGAAAGCTGCTGAGGAAGTTACCGAAGAGGTTACTGAGAAAGCAGATGAGGATCAAGCTGCAGAGATCGACATCGAAGCACTGAAAGCTGATGTTGACACCTTGAAAGCAGAGAATGAGTTCCTGCGTAAGGGCCTTATCGAAAACGGTTTCGTCATTAAAGCAGAGGCTATCGAAAAGAAAGCCGAAGTGGAAATGATTGAAGTTGAAGGTGAGATGGTCGTTAAGTCGGGCATTCCCGCCCCTGTTCTGAAAGCACTCGAAGCTGCTGCTATTGAGAAAGCTGACATTGAACTGACCAAACGTGCTGGTGAAGCTCTACCGCACTTTGATATTGAAGCTGCTAAGGCGCTGGTTAAGTCGTTTGGCGACAACGAAGCTGTCATGGCTGCACTGCTTGCTGCTGATAAGTCCTTTGAGGCTGCAATGCAAGAATTTGGTAAGTCGGACGTTGATGGTGAGTTTGCTACCGCAGCCGACAAGCTGGATGCTCTAGTCAAGTCTTACATGGAAGACAACCAATTTAAGAAGAGTGATTATGCTAAGGCTTATGCCGCTGTGGCGAAGACCGACGAAGGCAAAGCTCTTATCAACAAGTCCTATAAAGGAGAATAACAATGGCTGTAATGCAGTCCCGTGATAACCGTTCTTTCATTGCTGGCGAAGACCTTTCGTCGGCTCAATTTAAATTCGTAACCCTCGAGTCGGATGGTCAAGTTGATCTGGCAGACTCGGCTGGTGAAAATGCCATTGGTGTCTGCCTTGCTGGCGGTGCTGCTGGTGCAGCCGTAACCGTTTGCGTAAGCGGCTCGTGCTTGGTGGAAGCTGGTGGTACTATTGCTGCTGGTGCCGCTGTTCAAGTTGGTGCTGATGGCACTGCTTTGGCTGCTGCCTCGGGTGACTACGTAATGGGCTATGCTCGTGAAGCTGCTGTGGACGGTCAGATCATTCAGATCGAACTGATCCAAGGCGGTAACATTGTCGCCTAATAGCTCACAGCATTAAAATAAAGGATTTATAATATGCCTCTGCTGACTCCCTCTAGCGTGCATATCGACCAGCCGCTTACCAACCTGACGCTGGCCTATGTACAAGAACAATCGAACTTTATCGCTGACAAAGTGTTCCCCACCGTGGGCGTGCAGCGTCAGTCGGATAAGTACTACATCTACGACCGTGACAACATGAACCGTACGGGCGACGTCAAGAAATTGGCTCCCCGCACTGAAGTTGAGCGTATCGGTATGTCGATCTCGAATGACAGCTACTTTGCTGACGTATTCGGTCTGGGCATGGACTTCGATGAGCAAACTCTGGCCAACGAAGATGCAATGCTGGACATCCGTGCTGCTGGCGCTCAGACGCTGGTTAATCGCCTGCTGATCCATCGTGAAGAGCAGTTCGCTGCAACCTTCTTTGCTTCGGGTGTGTGGGACAACGAAATCGACGGTGTTGCAAGCGGTTCGTACTCGGCTGGCACTAACGTGGTTCAGTGGTCGGATTACGACAACTCGACCCCGATCACCGATGTGACCACTGCTCGTCGCACCATGCAACTGGCTTCGGGTGGCTTCAAGCCCAACACTATGGTTGTTGGTAAAGAAACCCGTGACATTCTGGTGAACCATCCTGACATTCTGGCCCGCCTGAACGGTGGCGCTACTGTGTCGAACACCGCAATGATCACCGACGCCAAACTGGCTGAAATCTTTGAAGTAGAAAACTTCTACGTCATGGAAGCAGTGAAGAACACCTCGGTTGAGGGTGTTGCAGAAAGCAACGCATTCATCGGTGGTAAGTTCGCAATGCTGACCCACACCCCCTCGTCGGCTGGTCTGATGACCCCTGCCGCTGGTCTGACCTTCGCATGGAACAACATTCCCGGTGCGAACAACTTGGGTGTGACTGTTGAGAGCTTCTCGGATGATGCACTGCGTCGTCAGCAAGTTGCTGAACACATTCAGGTCAAAATGGCCTACGACATGAAAGTTGTTGGTGCCGATCTGGGCTACTTCTTCAACACGATTGTTGCTTAATATTACTATCGGGGGGCTGCTTTGGTGGCTCCCCACCCCCGACAAGTTAAGGAACCCCGACTATGCCACATCCTATTTACCTTGGCTGGCAGATTGACTGGCCAGTGTTTGTTAAAACCCCTTTTGGTGACTATAAGAAGGGTGACCATTACGATTGGGTTAGTAAGAATATTGACCCTGCTCGTGTAGCACAACTTTATTCGACTGGTCAAATTCACCACAACAAAGAATTAGAGAAAGAGACTAAAGTTGGTGACCGTCTAGAAGAGATGGATGCAACACAACTAGAAAGTCTTGTTCGCCTACTCAATAATGAGGTTAAGGGTCGGACTAACTCAACAAGTGAATACACCGCTAAGAAGTGTAAGCAATCGAAGATTGAAGCCAAACAACGTGCGCTTCTCCGTAGCTTCCTTCGCAATAACCGCTGGATCGAAGAGAAGTTCTTTGAAATCCGTGACGGTATTTTAGACTAATAACGTGAGGACGACCAGATGGCATGGAGTTATGACTCTTCTGACTTAGATACTACTACCGCCTCTGGGCGTCTTAACACAGTACGGCTATTGTTGGGTGATACTGACACCACTGACCAACAGGTGCAGAACGAAGAGATTACCTTTGCTCTGTCGCAGACTGGGGACAACACTTACTTTGCAGCAGCATGGCTTGCTCGTGTAGTTGCTTCCAAGTATTCCCGCAAGGTTAATGTCCAGCTAGACGGTTCTCTGAGTGCTGACTACTCTGACTTGGCTAAACAGTATACCTCTCTGGCAGAGACACTGG